GAGTTGGCAAAACCTGCAATACTGGCCGCATTAGACAGTTGACCGGAATCTTTTAATGCTTCTTTGATCATATCTTTAATTGGCGGAAGTTCCGGGGTGTCTCCTGAGGCCGCCTTATACAAATTGTCAGTTTGTATTTTTTTGGCGGTAGCCACAGAGGCAACTGCATTTCCTTCACTTTTGGCCACAGCTATTGTACCTAGTGCAACATTAAGATCACTTAGAGCCTTGGCCACAGATTTTTTAGTATCGGCTATTCTAGACAAGTTGTAATTGATCTGTCCCAATTCGGCTATTAAAGTTCCCGGGACTTCGGCTGTGCCGGGTACGCCAATTTGCAATGCTAAAGATGCTATGTTTGCTTCCAGCACGGCCGCAAATGTGCCAATGCCTGCACTAGCAGTATCTACAACTGTAGCAGTGACTGGAACAAATGGAGGGATCCAAGTAGTGCCACCAAACTTGCCACTACGGACAGACCCGCCGACCGGGGCATTGGTTGTGCCCGGTTGTGGGAATGCTACAAAAAGTTGTTTCTGTCCGTAAGCCATAGAATCAACTAGGTCCTACTTGACTAATGGTTGCGGCCTTGGTCCTACTTAATATCGATGCAGGACTCGGTACCTCGATAGACAATACACTGTCTTTGGCCTGCTTGAGGTATCCTTCAATTGTCTGATATGCACTGGTTCCTGCAATCCAAGTGGCAGTGCCTTGTACTGTGGATTTGATAGCCGCATTAATTGCACCGTTGGCGGCCGCAATGGATCCAAATTCTATACCGTCAGTGACTGCGGTTTTTATCTGTTCTTTAATCTCAGGTACAACCGGCTCAGGGAGGTCAGCACGTTTTAGTGCATCTTTAGTAGCCTGAATTTGGAAGTTACTAGTCTTAATCTGATTAGCCACTGCCATTGATTGAATAGCATTGCTTTCAGATGCGGCAGATGATATAGTTCCAATGGCCACATTAAGATCACTAAGGGCCTTGGCAATGGCCTTGTCGCTGTCTGCAATACGAGAAAGATTATAACTAATCTGCCCTAATTCGGCCAGCACAGTTCCCGGAACTTCAGCGTTTCCAATTTGGGCAATAATAGCAGTAAACCCAGCGGTGACCGCCGGAGTTAATACTGTGGTAATGGCTATGGCCGCATCATCAGTTACTGTGGCCGTTCCCGGCCCCGTCATGGTTACTACACTTGGCATAATATTCTCCTATATGCTTTATTTAACGTAGTGCAATACCAGTGGTTCCCTGCATGTATTGGTCAGATGCTTCTTTTTTACTAGGAACCATGACAAACACATGGGACTTTTTAATACTGATCGTTTCTTTATCGCCCAGGAAAATCCAAGGCATCATACCTAATCCTTGTGGACCTGCAGATAATGCTAAGGGTCTGTTGATTTTGATTTCATCAGCAGTTTCGCTTTCGTAACGAGCAATTAACTCATCACCGTTGACAATTTTAAGACTAACGACATCGCCGCTAGTGATTGGTTTTTCAATTAACATATATTTCCTTTTTCATTTAATTCTAGCCAGGTATGGTCTCCCATATATTTTACCTGGGTTATGTATTCATAATCTTCCGGGGCACTACTGGACCAGTCATTAGGACCATTATGTGTTAGCAAGGTATGTTGTTTTCGTTTGTCCCATACTAACCAATAGGCATTGCCCATAACTACTTGAAACTGATAAACGGCCGCGTGAACAGCATCAGTAACTTCTAATCTACGTTTGATTTGTTGTGCTTGTTTTTCTAGCACAGAAACCAATTCCATTATACGATCATATTCTTGCTGGGCATACATCCTAGCATGATTGATCATCAGGTCTTTTTGTTTAGTGACAGGGACTAACTCAAACTTTACACTTCCTGCTTCAGTAGGATACTCACTAACATTCCTATTAAAAAAAGGAATCATTACTCCTGTACCAGTCGAGTCATAACTGGTACGACCTTTGGCAAGATTAGAAGGTTTGGACTCGTCCATTGTTCACTTAGGGCCTTCTTTTTCAGGCAACTGACAAAGAGCCTCTAAGGTCTTGTAATGGTCGTAGGCTTTTTTCAAAGATTCAAAGTGTTCTAATTTTTCAGGGTTAGGTACAAGTATGGCCAACCGATTTTGTATATCTTCTAGCACCTTAGAAATATTAGAGCCTTTAATTTTAACATCGCCATCAAATTCTGCATCACCGGTCACTTTAATTGACGGAGTCGAAGATCCGATACCAACGTGGCCCCAACTAGGACCGGTAACACCCGAGTAAAGATATTGTCCAGAGGTACCGGGGCTAGTAGTAATGGTTATATTTCCATATGGCGACTGTGCTGATGAAAACATACTAGCATCTAGAATAGAAGAATCTATAGTGAATGTCATTTCTTCTGCCGTAACTCCAGAATCCATTGCAGTTGGGTCACTTTCCCATTTGAACTCGGCAGGATTTATTTTATCTAATGCCTCTTTTAATTTGTCAAATTCATTAGCCATTTAGATGTGCCTTTAATTCAGTAAAACCGCCGATAAGTTTATCATCTAAAAAGATCTGGGGAACTGTACGAGCATTGGGCACCGCTTCTAGTAATTCTTCTTTACTATAACCGTCACCAATTTTCTTTTCTTCAAATTCGATACCTCGTTGTGCTAACAGGGCTTTGGCCTGATCGCAATAGGGACAGTGATACTTTGACCATACAATAGCTTTCATATTATTTTTCCTTTCTTATGGGTTGAGTAACAGCACACATTCGCTAGTAATGGCACTGGTGTTTGATCCGCCATAGGGGTTTGCAGACTGTGTCTGCCCCAATGGACTTGTCGGTACTGTGAAGTTACCTGTATAGACTGCAAGACCTTTGCAAACACGTATGTTGGTTAAGTATCCGCCAAAGGCACTAGTTGAAGTTCGTGAAAGTTCGTTACCAAATGTCAGAGTTGTTGTGTTGTCTGAAAGATTAGTAAGGTTAGCACTACCGGCAGTTAGAGCAACTCCTTGCCTATAGACTTTCAACGAGCCACTGCTTCGAACAATGGCAAAATGTTGCCAAATATTTTTATAGGTAGTAATAGTTCCGAAACTAGTTGCACCGGTAGCCCATACATAAAAAGTTCCGCCTTCAATACTACAGGCTAATTTTTGGCTAGGATATGTACCTATTGAGAAAATTCTTGGATAACTGTTACTGTCAGTTTCGTGTTGAAACCACTCTATAGTAAAATCGCCAGTGCCAAACGCCCAATCAGAACTTCCAGGAACAGTAAAATAGCCAGTAATTGAATTATTCAGTTGGTAAGCATTAACTGCTGTTGAAAATGGGCTAGTCGGAGAAGTTCCGCTGGTCAACGCCGCAATACTGGTTCCGCCTGCGAGAGTGGGTGTTTGTGTACTTACAGTTGAGCCAATTGCAGATGCCGCGGCCGCAACCGGAGTTATGCTAATTCCGCCTCCAATGTTGATGCCGCCACCTATAGTTAATGCCATGACTATTGCCTTATAGTGTTGGAAGTTCGTCGTGGCTGACTGTGTCGCTCATAACACCAATAACGTAATTGGTACTTTCATTTTCCTGAAGAGCAGTTTGTTTCTTATTGATGTTAACGTGTTTGTTAAACCAAGGGATGGGACTTGACCTTGGGTGATCTTCTAGATACTTAATACCAATGTCTTTAAGGCGAGTAAATGCAGTATAATCTACAAAATCCTTAAGGATAGTAGCATTTAATCCAATCACCACGCCTTTGCTAAACAAATAATCAGCCCATGCTTTTTCTTCTTGAATAACTTCCATATACATAGCATATACTTCTGCACGACATTCTTCAACCAAATTGGCAAAATCTGGATCATCTTTTACTACATTGTTGATCAACCAAGCAGTCCATTCTGCATGAAGGATTTCATCTTGGAGGATCAGGCTAATGATATTACCATTGCCGATGTAAATGCGGTTTTCTACCATGGCTAAACTGGTAGCAAAGCTCACCATGAAGCGTAGAGCCTCCAATGCGTAAGAAGCATGGAGTGCGAGCCATATTGCACGTTTATGAGTGTGGAGTTCAATTTCTTCTCCCAATTCCTTACGGCAATTAAGAATATGCAGGTCCTCATAGTAACGACCGATATTAGCGGCCATATTAACGATTTCGGCGGTATCATGAATTTTGTTAAATTCTTCTTTAGGTACTCCATATACATTCCTTATGATATGACTGTAACTCTTACTATGAATATTTGTTTCAAAGAAACTCCAGTTACTAACCAATGCTTCTAATTCCGGAATTGAAATCACAGGTGAGAAAACTTGATTAGGTGCACGACCCTGAATTGAATCTAGCGCAGTCTGGCGCAACAAATTACTGGTGAAGATATGCTTGATAGCATCACTAGATTCCTTGTGATCTATTTTATCTTTGGTAAGACTAATTTCTTCTGGTACCCAAAAGAATCCACGAGCAAGTTCTTCATACTTGGCAATCTTAGGATACTTGACCTCTTCAAAACGTTGCACAGTAACAGGACCCTCAGGGTCTAGGAACATCTTACGTTTTAGGTAGTTGGTCTGTTTGGTTAAATTATATTGTGCCTTGCTCATTTTGTTCCCTTATAACTTGCAGGCCTCACAGTCATCATCGACTAGAGGTATTGTTGAATCTGCTGATAATACAGAAATTTGTATACTTTGATTAGTTCCAGTTACTGTAGCCTTAGCACCAACTTTATTGATCAGGCTATAGTACAAGGTCTTTAAACCCCACTTATAGGCCAACATTAAATTTTTGGCAATTAAAGTTCCTGGTACCTTACTATCTTTAAAGTGTGCAGGATTGTAGAATGTATTAGTACTTAGGCTTTGGTCAACATAGACTGCCAAGACCGCGGCTGTCTTTAAATATTCAACACAGTCCTTCTGATCCCACATTAGTTGATAACGATTCTTTAGGCGTTTGTACTCTGGCACGACTTGTACAAACGATCCAGCTTTTGATTCCTTTACAGAAATCAATTCCATCGGCATTTCAATTCCGTTGGTGGAGTTTAACACAACTGAGCTGGACTCGACCGGTGCCACG